AAGACCAAGTGTTTAGCTGGCCTCCAGGTGTATATGAACGCACACTAGGACCTACGGGCAACTTTGTGGGCAACCGCCCGATCTTGGTTGAAGACTCGACATACTTTAAAGACCCTGCGTCGGGTATCTCTTACGGTCTCAAGTTAATCAATCAGCAGCAATACAACGGTATTGCGGTCAAGACTGTGACCTCGACCTACCCGCAAGTCATGTGGGTCAACATGACTTACCCAGATATTACGATGACGGTCTACCCCGTACCTACTAAGGTGCTGGAGTTCCATATTGTTTCTGTGGAAGAGTTAACAAGCCCCGTCAGTCTGTTTACAAACCTAGCGTTTCCACCAGGCTATCTGCGGGCGTTTCGCTACTGTTTGGCGTGTGAGTTAGCCCCTGAGTTTGGTGTTGAGCCATCGCCCACAGTCATGCGGGTTGCAATGACGTCTAAGCGTAACTTAAAGCGCATCAACAATCCTGACGACATTATGTCGATTCCTTATTCGATTGTTGGAACGCGCCAGCGCTTTAATATTTTTGCTGGTAACTTCTAGGATTAATTATGGCAAACTTAACCATACCCCAATTACCAGCAGCCACCACTTCGGCTGGAACTGACTTATTGCCTGTAGAGCAAAGCGGCGTTACTAAACAAATGACTAGAACAGTCTTGTTGACTGATGCTACGTTAACTACACCTATTCTTGGAACACCCCAATCAGGCACATTAACGAGCTGTACGGGTTTGCCAATTATTGCTGGCACTACTGGCACACTTAGCGCAGCGCGAGGCGGAACAGGAATTACAGCACTAGGCACAGGCATTGCTACATTTTTGGGTACACCTTCTAGCGCTAATTTACGCGCTGCTGTAACGGACGAAACAGGTACAGGCGCATTAGTATTTGCAACTAGCCCGACTTTGGTAACACCTGTGTTGGGCGTAGCTACGGCTACTTCAATTGCAACTGGACCTATATTTGGAACAATTCAATCCTTATCAGGTCCAGGTGCAGTAAACATTACAAGTCTTGCCACAGCATTTACGTCTACAGGTACGGGTAATGCGTTGACACTTGCAGATGGCGCACAAGGTCAACTAAAGACAATTATTTACGTTGCAGAGGCCGCTAGTGGTGATACTGGTGTTTTGACACCAACCAACCTTGGCAGCGCAACTACCATTACGTTTAATAATATTGGTGATTCGGTGACTCTCCAGTTTGCTGGTACTGATTGGTGGGTCGTTGGATTCCGTGGTGCTGTGGTTGCGTAACATATGAAAACACCAATCTTAGGGTCGGCATATGTTGTCCGCAGCGTTAACGCGGCGGATAACCGCATGGTTAACCTGTTCCCAGAACTTATTCCAGAAGGTGGCAAAGAGCCAGCGTTTCTAAACCGCGCGCCAGGATTGAAGTTTTTACAGACTGTTGGTACAGGACCCATCCGTGGGTTATGGGCGCATCAGACCAATGGCTCAGATTTCTACGTTGCGTCTGGTAACGAGTTCTATAAACTCAATAGTGTAACTGGCACACCCATACTACTAGGCACCATTTCTGGTACAGGGCAAGTATCCATTGCGGACAACGGAACACAATTGTTTATTGCGTGTAACCCCCGCTCGTACATCTACAACGAAGTTACAAACACGTTTGCTGAGATTACTGATCCTGACTTTGCGGGTGCGGTAACGGTTGGCTACCTTGACGGATACTTTGTATTTAACGAACCAAACAGCCAGCGGATTTGGGTAACTCAATTGCTTGACGGCACTCAAGTTGATCCATTATCTTTTGCAAGCGCCGAAGGTTCACCCGACGGCTTGGTTGCCATTAACGTCAATCACCGAGAAGCATGGTTGTTTGGCACAGACTCTGTTGAGGTTTGGTACAACGCAGGACTGCCAGACTTTCCTCTGACACGCATCCAAGGTGCGTTTAACGAACTTGGTTGTGCGGCTGCTTTCTCCGTGGCTAAGCTAGATAACAGTATTTTTTGGCTTGGTCAGGATGCGCGGGGTGAAGGTGTTGTCTATCGTTCACAAGGCTACAACGGTCAACGCATTAGCACCCACGCAGTTGAATGGCAAATTCAGCAATACGCTGATATGTCTGATGCGGTTGCGTATACCTACCAACAAGACGGTCATGGGTTTTACGTTTTAAATTTTCCGTCTGCCAACCAAACTTGGGTCTACGACGTAGCTACCCAAGGATGGCATGAGCGCGCAGGGCTTTTGAACGGCGACTTTACCCGCAACAGAAGCAATTGCCAATGTAATTTTAAAGGTACGATTATTGTTGGCGACTTTGAAAATGGCAACATCTACTCTTTAGATTTGGCCATTTACGCTGATAATGGCGGTCCTCAAAAATGGCTGCGCTCATGGCGCGCACTTCCTACTGGTCAAAACAACCTAAAACGTACTGCACAGCATAGCCTTCAATTAGATTGCGAAACAGGCGTAGGCTTAAACGGTATTGACCAAACTGTTGAATGGTTTTTTTACACCTCCAGTGGAGATCAACTTGTAACCACTAGCGGCGATGTGTTAATGTTTTCTCCGCCATTTGTACAAGGCGCTAATCCTCAAGTCATGCTGCGCTGGTCTGATGACGGTGGCCACACATGGTCAAACGAGCATTGGGTGTCAATGGGCAGGATTGGACAGTACGGCACACGCGCTATCTGGCGCAGACTTGGGATGACACAAAAGCTGCGTGATCGGGTTTATGAAGTGTCAGGCACCGACCCAGTTAAAATTGACATTGTGGGCGCTGAGTTGATTCTGAGCGGCACAAATGCCTAACATTACCCAAATCCCCGCCCCGCGAGTTGCGGTTGTTGACGCAAGCAATGGCTTAATTTCGGTTCAATGGTTTAGATATTTTAATAATATCAACACGATTGTAGGCGGCGGTTCTGGTATTGTTCCCCCAGATTCTGGTGGTACTGGCACTAGCACTGCGCCCACAAACGGTCAAATCTTAATTGGTAATTCTGCTGGAACCTATACTGTTGCAAATTTAACAGCAGGCGCAGGGTTGTTTAGAACCAATGGAGACGGTTCGCTTACGGTCGGTATATCCGATACTGGTGTGACTGCAGGTTCTTATGGCTCGGCGTCAACGGTAACAACCTTGACGGTCAACGCTCAAGGTCAGTTAACGGTTGCCGGTAACGTTGCCATTGCGATTGCTGCCTCACAGATTACTAGCGGGACGATTGACCCCGCCCGTATAACAGGGTCGTATACAGGGATTACAGGCGTTGGGACGCTGACCGTTGGTACATGGAACGCTACAACAATTGGTGCAGCGTATGGCGGTACAGGTCTAACATCCTACGTTGTTGGCGATATTATCTTTGCAAGTGGCGCAACAACGTTATCAAGATTAGCAGACGTTGCTACTGGCAACGCTTTGCTGTCTGGTGGCGTAGGTGTTGCGCCCGCATACGGTAAGGTCGGTCTGACTACCCATGTATCGGGTGTGTTGCCTATTGCTAACGGTGGCACAAACATTTCAACGTATGCTGTCGGTGACATACTTTATTGCAGCGCAACAGATGTATTGTCAAAATTACCCAAACCGACAGCTAGTTCATATTTAGCGATGACTTCAGCGGGTGTACCTAGCTGGAAAAATCCAAAGTACGGTACGTTTTACAATACAACTGATGAAGTGGTTGGCATCATTAACACTCCATATCCGTTAGCTTTTGACACTACAGACTTAAGCAATGGTGTATCAGTACCCGCCACAGCCGGCGTAGTTACAGGTAGCATAGCAACAACCGTGTTGACAGTAACAGCGGTAACAAGTGGCGTACTGTCTATTGGTCAAACTATTACCGGAACGGGCGTTACTGCTGGAACTCGAATTGTTGGGTTCTTAACTGGCACTGGCGGCGCAGGGACGTATACGGTTGATAAATCCCAGACCGTATTAAGTACGACAATAACAGCAACCAAATCGACTCGTTTAACTGTAGCTGCTGACGGTGTGTATAACTTTCAATTTTCAGCGCAATTAGACAAAACTAGCTCGTCTAAAAAAGACGTATGGATTTGGGCTAGGATTAACAGCGTAGACGTTCCTGACTCGGCAACTAAAGTGACGTTAGCAGGATCAAGCGCAGCTACGGTTGCGGCATGGAACTTTGTATACCAATTGAGCGCAAACGATTATTTTGAGTTGATGTGGGCGACCGACGATGTGGATTGTTATATGCCTTCAGAGCCAGCGTCGTCATTTGTACCTAGCATTCCTGCAATCATTATGACTGTTACGGACAACATTAGCGTATGAAAGCAACATATAGCGGAATGTTGGCGCCAGTTAAAGATATGCGTGTGCAGGCGCTGCAAGACGTTATGTGCGGTATGGAACAGTACGAGCCGCCAACCGAGCATTTGTTTCATGGCGGTATGTATTGCCGCCAAGTATGGCGCCCAGCAGGATGTACGATTGTAGGCAAAGTGCATAAGAAAGAGCATTTTTATGTCGTAGTGTTTGGTACAATTTGCATAACAACGGATAATGGTGTACAGACTGTTACTGGTCCTAAAGTATTATGCAGCAAGCCTGGAACTAAACGTGCTGTGTACGCCGAAACGGATGCGTTGTGCATGACGTTTCACGCAGTTGATGCAGTAACGGTTGAAGCGGCGGAAGAAGAACTTGTTGAAGAAGATGTCAACGCTATGTTTACTATTGGCAACGTAGCCAAGAAAAAGGAAATATCATGACTTTCGTAGCAGCCTCAGTTATCGGCGGCGCAGCCACTCTAGGCGGAGCGTTTCTTGGCGCAAGCGCTTCTAATAAGGCCGCTAATGCGCAAGCCGCAGCAGCCCGCAACGCATCCATTAAGCAAGAGCAGATGGCGCGTGAAGCGATTAAAGCACAACGTGACACGTTAACTGCGCAGCTTGAAAACGCCAACGATTCAAGTGCTGCTGCAATTCGTGAGCAGATTAATGCGTTAAATGCGCAGTTAAGAATTGCAGGCGAGACGCGAGATCAGCAAGTTGGCGTCTATCAGCCGTACCAGCAAGCGGGTCTTGCCGGTCAAAATCAGTTAATGAATTATCTTGGTATTGGTGGAAATCAGCGTGCGCCAGGTTACGGTCAGTTTGCAACGGCTGAGTTTACGCCTGAGGCGTTTGCAGCAGGACAAGATCCAGGCTATGCCTTCCGTATGAAAGAAGGCTTAAAGGCAGTAGACGCTCAAGCCGCTGCCCGTGGTGGACTGATTTCTGGTGCTGCGCTCAAAGCGTCGCAGCGCTTTGGTCAAGACATGGCGTCGCAAGAATATCAGAACGCATTTAATCGTTATCAGACTACGCGCCAGAACACACTTGCCCCCTACGAGCGTCTACAAGGCGTTGGCATGGGCGCGGCACAAGGTCTGGCCGGTGCATACGGTGGTTATGGTGCTGCTGCTGGCGGAGCGCAAAGCGCGTATGGTAACAATGTTTCTAACCTCCAAACTGGTCGCGGTCAAATGATTAACGCGGCGCTCGGTAACTACGGTAACCAAGTCACAGGCGCGTTGACGGGCTATGGTAACGCAGCAGCGTCTAATATGTTGGCAGCGGGTAACGCTCAAGCAGCCGGTCAGGTTGGACAAGCTAACGCAATCAATCAGGGCATTAGAGGCATATCCAATATGTACTATCAA